GTGTATTGTCGGCACAGCCGTACTAAAAGGCCCGACCATACAGAATAGGAAGTACAATACGTACGAAGACGCACAAACCAGCGACGGAAAGCCTCTTCAGCTGCTTGCAGAGAAGTGGAAGCCAACACCTACGGTGCAACGTGTTGATCCTAGGCTGTTTTTCCCTGATCCTTCGGCTAGATTGCCAGATGAAATAGAAGATTCGTTTGAAGACCACCCGTTGTCAGCTAGTGAGCTGGTTGCGCTTGCTAAGAACCCAGCGTTCATTAAAAGAAAGATAGCTGACGTACTGGAACGTGATCCTGACAGCACAGCAGCACCTACAGTCATCCAAGAGACGCAAAATGACAGGGGTCAGACCAGCAAGTCACGCTATTGGGTACACGAGTACCACGGGCCTTTAGATAAGGACGTATTGTTTGAAGCTGAGATGATCTCAGAGGAAGACCACGAGAATCCTTTGTTAATCTACACTGGTGAGGTATGGTTTACCGATAAAACAATCATCCGCTTGTCATTGTCGCACATCGAGGGTGAAGAGGGGATACCTTACAGCGTAACTACGTGGGAGAAAGACCCTAACAGCGTATTCGGGCACGGTGTTCCCTACCTGCTGCGTAATGCAGCGCGTACAGTAAACAACGCGTACTTGATGCTGCTTGATAACGCATCACTTACGTCAGGCCCACAGATAGTGCTCAATAAAGAGATGATTGAGCCTGCGACAAGAGACGACGACTATAACATTAGGCCAATGAAAGCGTGGTTCCTTACCGAGTACGGTCAGGACGTACGAGAGGCCATGCAGTTCATTAATATACCAGCACAGATGGAACCAATAGCCAAGATCATTGATTCCGCGATGCAGTTTGCAGACATTGAATCCTCTACCCCGCTCCTACAACAAGGAGACGTACCATCTGGTAACAACACCACGACTGGTATCGCTATGGTCATGTCAGCCACTAATATCGTGCAGAAAGCAGCAAGCATGAACTGGGACGACAACATAACCAAGCCTATGATGAAGCGGTGGTACCACTTCGAGATGCAGTACGGCGAGGATAACGAAATCAAGGGAGACTTTGATATCGAAGTAGGCGGAGCTACTGAGAGGATTGAAGCAGAGATTAGATCACAAGAGATCGAACGTATGCTTGGATTAGCTGGGTCTAATCCTGAGTTTATGCTACACGTAGATGCTTCTAAATCCTTTAGAGCGTTGGTAGACAATACCCGCACTGGAGACGTGCTAAGAACGCTTCCAGAAGTAGAGAAGCTGAAACAAGAACAAGCCGCAGCAGCTGCTCAGCAGCAAGAGCAAGACCCAGAGATGCTCAAAGCACAAGCAGCGTTGATAACTGCACAGGCACGACAAGCTGAAGCGCAAGCTAGCTCGCAGATGATGAATGCCAAGCAAGAGATAGCTGTAATGGAAATACAGTCTAGGTACCAAGGACAGCTAGCAGAAGCAGAGGCACGACAGAACGAAGCCACGCTTAACTATGAGCTTGGGTTAGCAAGGATAGCTAACGAAAGAGAGACGACCGTAGCTAAGCTTAAGGTCGATCTACAGATTTCTGATAACGACGCAGCGACGAAACTTCACATGAAAGAGATCGACTTCTCCAAGATGGAGAGAGAGATTGAAGTCAAGGAGGAGTACGGGAGTGGGATTTAATGGAAGAGAGAGATATCTACAAAGCTATAGAAGAGGCGTGCAAAACGCAGCAAGAGAGGTACATAACAAGCTTGCTTAATGTCAGCGACGAGATGACGGATGCTAAGCTACATGAGTTAAGAGGTAAATCTATCGCAGCCAAGGATTTGTTACGGCATTTGCGTAACGCCTTAGGTTACAATGTAGACGAGCTTCACTAGCGGTGGTTAATACTGACCCCTGCAATAAAGGAGGCAAGACCAGTGACAGATAAAAAAGGTGTCAAGACAGAACCAGAGACTGATGAATTAGATGATTGGTTTACAGGTTCGTCAGATGACGAAGACCAGTCGGCATCGGAGACTATCGAAGTTGAAGAGGAAACTAGCGCCTCTCCCTCAGAGATAGACGAAGAACCCGACACAGAAACCCCTGTTGAAGACGCAGAAGAAGAACCTGCCTCTGATAAAGGGACTTCGGACGCAGCAACAAAGGATGACCCGTTCGCTTGGATCGGTCAGCTAGACCCTGAGTTGCGTGAGCGAGCCGAGGCTTTAGTCCATACGAGCCGATCTGATCGGGGAAGAGTCGCTGCTTTACAAGCCCGACTCGATAGAGAAGCAGCAGAGCGGGACGCAAAAGCTGTTTCTCCCACTAACCGCCGCAGTACAACTGCCGTTGAAGGTGGAAAAACTGATACGACTGACGAATCTCTAAAGGCATTTGCCGAGGATTATCCCACCGTAGCCGAGAACGTCCAAAAGATGATCGACGCTAGGGTACATGGGGCTATTGCAGACCAGATTAATCCTTTACGCGAAAGGGCTTTAGTAGAAGAACGCATTAAAGAGCGGGAAGCTCTTAGGCAAAACGCCGCTCGTATCTTTAACTCAGCAGAAACCGACATCCAATTGGAAGAGGTTCTGCAAAGTCCTGCTTGGAATACATGGATGGAAGCACAGCCCGATGGCTATAAAGAGTTCGCAAGGAATGCGAGGAAGGCAGAGGATGCCTCAAAGGTCTTGGAAGACTTTGCTCAATACGCCGAACGACAGGCTTATGCAGAATACATGAACTCCGAGGAGTACAGAGCAGAAACCAAAGCCAGTACCGGTGGCGGTAATGCGGATCAAGTGGCTGGTCGTCGCCGTGAGGCATTAGCAGGAGCTACTCCACGATCCAAGACAAGCAATACTAAAGATGAGTCTTGGGGAAGTTACGAGGATGCTTTTAACTATTTTGCCGAAGGTGGACACTAGCATTAATCGTTTATCCCATTAGGAGAAGTCATAAATGGCTACTAAATACGGGGATATCAACCAACGTACGGCAGCTTACGCTGAAAAAACGATGCTTGAACATGCTGGGCCTATCCTTGTTTTGGAGAAGTTCGCGCAGGTCAAGCCTCTGCCCAAGAATACGGCAGACAACGTAAAATTCCGTCGTCCAATCCCTTACGCGGTGTCAACTACACAACTGGTTGAAGGTGTGACACCAATTCCGAAGCAGATTCAGTATGAGGATGTATCGGTATCTATGGGTCAGTACGGTGATGTCATTGAGATCACCGACAAGATTCAGGATATGTCAGAAGACCCTGTACTGAAAGATGCAGCTATGCTCGCTGGTGAACAAGCAGCGGAAACCAAAGAACTGATTTGCTGGGGCGTACTGAAAGCCGGTACGAACGTAGCATACTCAGGGACTGGTACTCCAGCCGCTCGTACCGATGTGAACGACGCTATTACGCTGAACCTTTTGCGTAATGCCAGTCGTAATCTGAAGGCCCAGCGTGCTAAGTACATCACCTCTATGATCTCTGCCTCCCCGAAGTTTGCTACTGAAGCTGTTGCCCCCGGTTGGGTGCTCTTCGGTCATACTGACGCGGAGCAGGATTTCCGTGACCTTGATGGTTTCACTCCGGTAGAGCGGTACGGCAACGTATCTCCTATCAGCGAGTATGAGCTTGGCAAGGTTGAGCAGTATCGTATTATCCTGTCACCTGTTCTGGAACCCTATGCGGGTGCCGGTTCTGGTACGGCTAACGGTATGGTAGTCACCGGCAGCAATGTCGATGTCTATCCGCTCATCGTGGTTTCCAAGAACTCTTATGGTTCGGTGCCCCTCAAGGGCGCAGGTTCTATGAGTCCTCGCGTTATTAACCCTGATCGTGTAGAGAAATCTGACGTTCTGGGCCAGCGTGGTTTTGTTGGTTGGAAAATGTATTTCGCCGCAGTCATTCTTAACGAAGCTTGGATGCAACGCATCGAAGTTGGCGTTACTGACATCAGCTAAGGAGGCATAGAAAATGGCTACTACATTTTACCATCCCGACGCTGCTGCTAGTTGGCAGGGCGACTACTTCCCGAAAATGGCAGGCCCGAACGGTCAGCCTACTTGGGTCACTTACTCCGTAAGCGTTACGGCAGCGCAGGCTGTGCAGAATAACATATTCCATATGTGTAAACTTAGCGCAGACACGCTCGTACTCGGCGGATACGTGAAGGCTTCTGGCCTTGATGTTCACGCCTCTACTACTGGCAAAATTGACGTTGGCTTTATGTCCGACTCCAATGGGCACGGTGATACGGACAGTGTTGATTGGTTTGTTGATGGGGCAGTTCTGCCTACATTGACCGGCTCAGTCATCGCTCAGTTCGGAGAGGCAAATTCTTCTGGCTACGGCATTATGCCGTTTGTGCCATCGGATACCAATACAACCACTGGAGCTAACGCAACTGGCTACTTCGTAACTGCGAAGTTAGTAGATACTGTAGCTACAGCAGGTGTCGGTGTTATTACCGTTGGCTTGTTGTTGGCTAATAAAGATTTCGTGACCGCACCCGCGCAAGCGTAATCTAGACCGAGCGGGGGGAGCAATCTCCCCGCTCATTTAGGAGATAACAATGGTTACAAAGAAGAAGGTAAGCACAAAGAAAGAAAGCGTGGAAACTGTAGCAGTCGAGGCTACTCCCGAAATAGGGGATGAGGTTTCTCGTAGTATGTTGAAAGAGATGGATCATGCATCGTTGGTTCTGTTTGCAAGACTGAACTACGGCATGACCGGAATGACAACTCAGAGCAACCCAAGAGAAGAAGTCATCGAACTCATTATGAATGCCGCCCGTAAGTATAAGGGCAACGCTGAAATGAAGGTAGTTCCGATGAACGAGAAAGTGGAAGTTCCGCCGGACTACGTGAAGATTCGCGTACAGCCGGGCAGCAACAACCCAAACCAGCGTCCAATTCCAATTGGACTTAACTTTAAAATGGCTACCGTACCTGTTAACAAAGATGTTATCATGCACAAGAAGTGGCTTCCTTGTTTGGAAGACGCTGTGCAGACTAAGTACTTTGTGGACAGGAGTGATCCAGCTAAAGAGACTTTGGGGTGGATGGAACAACACTCATATCCATTTAGTATTCTAGAGAGAGGTTAATTGTGGACTATCTCACGCTCGTACAGCAAGCCATGTATAAATGCGGTCTCCGTTCGGAGAACCCAAGTACGTTGGCTGGTGCCATTGATATTACCTTGGACTTTAAAATCTGGGTACAAGACTCTTGGAGGGAATTACAAGAAGAGTCTACTAATTGGTGGTTCCGTAGCAAACTAGATGAGACTTTGGCCTTGACCACTGCCGTCGATACCTACGCTATGCCTACCGATCTTGAGACAATTAACTACCGCACGGTGTCAGTGTATACCACTGCTCAAGAGGACGAACAGCTCATTACGTTTGTTCCTTACGAAGAGTGGCGTATGCGGCTTGATACGACCGCCTCTCAAGGGGGGCGGCCTATCTACATTACTGAAACACCTACGCCAGAG